GTTCGTTAAGTCGGTCAACGAAATCGACCTGGAGCGCCGCAAGGAAGACGAAGAAAAGTCCTTGTTAGCGCAACTTAAGAAGAAGTACGAAGGCGGTGATGCGGCATGACGCACATCCGCATATCACAGGCGGGGGCCTGTCCCCGCCGCCTCCAACTGGAGGCTTGGGGCGTAGAAGGGCTGCCGCCCTGGGAAGGAAGCGAAAGAGCATTTGCTGAGGGAAACCTCCACGAGTCGAGCATCCTGGAGTGGGCGGCGCATAACCTGCCGGGTGGCCCGTATGATGTTCACAGCCAGCAGAAAGAGGTTGCGCTGGTAGATGACGGGGGAATGCCGGTTGTTGTCGGGCATATCGATGCCGTTGCGACCAACCGGGCGGAGAGCGTACTCCTAGAGGCAAAATGCCTTGCCGCCCGAGGTTTCCAGGAACTGCGGGAAAAGGGTGTGAAGGAAGCCCACCCGCAGTATTACACCCAGGTGCAACTGTACTTGGCTTCCGCTGGATTAAATAGGGCATACCTGGTGGCCCGGAATAAGGAAACACCTAGGAATAGAATGTGGGATATGCACTATGAGGAGATAGTGCGCGACCCGGCCTTCGTGGTTTCGGAAATCATGCGATTAAAAGAGCTAATCTGCAAGATAGAGGAGCGGGAGGACATAGAACCGCCCTATACCCCGCAGGATAACTGGCAGTGCAGGCCGCCTTGGTGCCCGTACACCTACCACTGCCACCCCAACTACCGCAAAACCAAAGAGCAGGTCACCGACCGGAGCGACCTGGTTGCAACGGTTGAAACGCTCCAGGAGTTGAACGAGGAAATCAGGGCCCTGGAGGCTTTCCGGAACGAGATAAAGGCCAAGCTCCTGGAAGAAGTTAACGGCGGCCCAGTACAGGCAGGACGGTGGCTGGTGCAAGTGTTGGAGCGCAGGAGCGAACGGTTCGATACCAAAGCAGCCAGGAAGGAACTTCCTGCAGATGTTTTGGCGAAGTTGCTCAAAGTCAGCACTTACCGGGTACTGGACGTAAAGGAGGCGGTATAACATGGCAAACCCTGTAATGGTAGCCTCTGTACAGGAAACTCCAAAGAGTCTAAGCATAATCGACAACGTCAACCTGCAGCAGGTACAAGCAACGATGCAGAAGATAGCCCAGTTCCAGACAGTGGTACAAAAAACCCTCAAGAAAGACCACGATTACGGAATTATACCAGGAACGGGGAATAAGCCTACACTGCTTAAACCAGGGGCAGAAAAAATCCTCATGCTGATGGGCTTAACCTCTGAGTATGACGTAATCGAGAAGGTACAGGATTATGATGGCGGTTTCTTTGCATTCACGGTAAAATGTACTCTTTCGCGCGGAGACATTAAAGTGACAGAAGGCGTAGGACATGCAAATACCAGGGAACGGCGCTATACGAGCGGGAAACAGCAAGACCCGTACACTTTGGCAAACACGGTGCTCAAGATGGCGAAGAAGAGGGCGCAGGTGGACGCCGTGTTAACTGTAGCGAGCTTGTCGGAGATTTTTACGCAGGATCTCGAAGACTATGAAGAAATTCCGCAGCAGTCCCCAAGATCCGCACAGACACAGACAAGGCCGCAAACGCAGCAGAAAAACAGCAGCACAAACGGGCTTGCAACCGAAAACCAGCTGAAAAAACTCTACGCCATGTCGAAAGAACTGGGCCTGGAGAAGGAAACCATGATAGCTATCTTGCAGGAGCGGTATCAAAAGCAGTCCAGCAGGGAACTGACCAAGGCCGAAGCAAGCGACTTGATTGAGTATATGACGAAGCTGGAGAACGGCGAGGAAGAATGGATTCCTGGCGATGCCTGGGAGCCAGAAGGAGGTGAGGCGCATGACCACACTGATACAGCAGACCAGCAGTAACGGTAGTAGGCGTAGGTGTGATGCCAGATGCTATAATGCACAATACGGTAAATGTACCTGCATCTGCGGCGGCCATAACCACGGCAAGGGCCTGGAGCAGGCAATCGAAAACACGAAGGAAATGGCGGAAAAGCTATTGGAGCAGACTAATACCAAAATTGCGAAAGAGGTACTGGAACAGATACGGGCCTCGGCTTAGGCCGGGGCCTCTGGAGCGGTAGAGCGGGACTTCGGCGCAGGCAGACAGTTGTATGTCAGCGAAAAATACTTTGAGCCGATGCCGGGCATGGAAAGGGCAAAACGGAAGTATATAAACTCGGTTGAACTGGTGGCGTAAGAAGCCGTATAGCCCCAGGCCGATGATTTCGGTACCGGTTGGCGGGAGGTCCGGGGCGTTTGAGATAGATAAGGAGTGTTTGGTTTGAAAATACAAGAAAAGGAAATGCATATTGCGACCGCACTAGAAGAAACAATCAATTGTAGACATTATGTTCCTGCGTGGAAAGGGAACAAAACATCAGGCTTACAACCGGATTTTTGCTTGAAGCATAGAGTTGTTTTGTGCGGGAATTGTATAAAAGGCTGTAAAGAGCAGAACAAGTAAAGCGAGGTTGAGGAAACAGCCTGCTCCAGCGGTTTGAGCCAGCCGGGGCCGCTGGGGAGGCTGTGAAAGATGTACAAAGCGGCATTGACGGGGGTAAATATGAACTATATTAAGGAGCTTAACGCCTTTATAGATTGGCTCGAAACAAATCCATTGGACGCAACCGCGCAGGCACTATGGTTTCATTTGATGGCCATATGCAATAAATGCGGTTGGCCAGAGTGGTTTGCGGTGGCCAATCTAACCTTAAAAGGGGGTAGGAGGCAATGAAACTGTATCACTTTACAAGTCCCCTTCATGTTAAAGGATGCACCAAAGAGGGAATAAATAAAGGCTCAATTCCTTTATACAAAGACGGAAGATACGGGCTACTACCAGGGTGGCAATGGTTGACCTCTAATCCAGATTTTAATCAGCAGTGGGCCAATACTGAATTCTCAACACTGCCATACGACAGAACAGAGTATAGGCTCACGGTGGTTATACCAAAAGCGGCACGAGATAGACTTTTCCGGTGGTTGGATATATGCGACAAACTGCCAATTGACGAGGCCATGAACGCTTACGGTGACCCAGAAAACTGGTTTGTGTTCCAAGGGAGAATTAAGCCGGGCTGGATAAGGCAAGTGGAGCAAAAGGAGACGATACCATGACCGTTTACAGTATCACCATCCCCGGCAGGCCGGTGCCGAAGGCCCGGCACCAGGTGCGGCTGTACGGCGGCAGGGCGGTAACATATACACCGGCAAAAACAAGGGAGTTTGAGAAAGCTGTTAGAGCATATGCGCTAAAACAAGGAATAAAAAAACAGGAAGGCGACTTGGCGGTGATAGCAGCTTTCTATACGGGTGGCCAGGGCGATATAGACAACTTGCTAAAAAGTCTCTTGGACGGTCTCAATGGCGTGGCCTGGGAGGATGACCGGCAGGTAAAGGCGGTGGTGGGGATAAAGCTGGAGTGTCAGAAAGGGCAAGAAAGGACGGAAGCTGTAATAATGCAGGCGGAAAAAGCTGATACGATAATGCAGGCGCTGCTCAGTTTGGAGGAGGCGGGGTAAAATGGGGCGACAATGAAATGCCCTTTCTGTGGGCAAGAGATGTTCCGCGTGTATTTCGGCTATGAGACGTGCATGTGGCAGTGCATGGACTGTGAAAGGCTGTACCAGTTTTATGAGTGCCGCTATCCTGACGGCGAACTGACCAGGGTGGCGGTGTGGAGGCGGGAACGTGATTACAATAGCCGAGTATGTCGAGTGGAAGCAGCCGCGCTAAGAAAAATTGCAAAGGAAAAAGACAAACCAAGTGATAGAGCTGCTGGTCAGAAAGCATCGGGTTAAAGTGACTGGAGAGGAACGTGTGGAGATTGAGATTCGGGAGGCGGGGTAAAGTGAACCTAAACGAGCTTGCAGTAGAATGGAAGGGGAAAATTGGAACAATTATTTGTGAAGGAGGAAATTTGTATGAGTAAATTTGATTATATGAATTTCAGTGATGGAATCAGTGATATTGAGTTTGTTGCAAATGCCAAAACATACACGAAAGAACAGACTATAGAATTATGCCTTGCAGAAAACGATTGGAGATTTGACCCTAAATTTTGCGATGGAAACTTATTGAGAAAGCCTACTACTGATGACATTTTTCAACGTCACGTTAGGTGGTATATCAGAGCACCCGAATGGTGCGGGTTTGATGATGACGGAAAGGGATGCTACACATACTGCAAGGCAGGACAGAAAGGTAGTTTTCCTGTGTGGGTTATTGAATTTGAAAAATTACAAGTACAAGTACAAGAAACTTGTGTGTAATAGCACGGGGTGGTGATCACAGAATGGCCGAAAAAGGAATGGGATGATTTCCGGCCTGGCCGGGTGGTAGTTGTTGCTGAATATCAGAGAATTTGGGCTTGATAAAGATTGATTATCAAGGAGGTAAATTCAATGCCACGCAACACTTTGAGTGATCTCAATAATCATCTTTTT